GGCCCGGGTGATCTGCACGGCCGCGATGTCCCCGAACTGCGCCACGCCGTACGGCGCGTCCTTGCGCTTGAACAGCGCGGCGGCCTTGAGGACCGTTGCCTGGTTCACCGGGTCCGGCAGGGTGGCCCAGCCGAACCGCGCGGTGATCTGCACCGGCAGGTACCCGTGGCGCCCGTTGATGCCGCGAACGTCGAACCGGTACCGCCCGGCGCCCTCGAGCTTCCACCAGCCGCCGTACAGCGAGCCGGCCGAGTTGGCAGCGTACGGCCAGAGCCGGTAGTCGGTGGCGTCCCAGGTGTTGCTGTAGCTGCCGTTGCCGTCGGGGTCGGTGGCGATGGCCAGGCCGGTGCTGCTGGCGATGTCGCCCGCGGCGATGCCGTCGCCGTTCATGCCCAACCAGAGCTCGTACCCGTCACCGCTGCCGGGATACACCAGCCGGGTGGTGGGTGTCTCGTCGGCCCAGAACCGGCGGTCACACCAGTTGTCCACCGCGCGGCTGGCGGCGTTGATGGCGCGGACCAGCAGGTTCTCAGGCAGGTTGTTCTTGCCCAGGTCGCCCAGTTGCTCGCGCAAGTCGTCCACGGTGCAGTACCCGTGCGTCACCTCGGCCATCAGGCACCCCCGTCCGCGCGCACCCCAGTACCGCCCGGCGTAGAGAACCGGGCGGTACGGGAGGGGCGCAGTGTGGTCACTTGGCGTCGGTGTCCTTGGCCTTGTCGTCCTGCTTGGACAGGCTGTCCACCATGGCGTCGGCGGCCTTGTGCGCGGCCTCCTCCAGCTTCTGGTGTTCGGCCTGGGCTTCCGCGATAGACGGGTCCTGCGGGGCCTCGGACGCCGGCTTGAGCTCGTCACCCACCACCATCATGGGCACCGAGTGGCCGCGCACGTCCGCCGCCGAAACGGCCTGCTGGGCGAACTGCTCGCGCGCCAGCGCCTTGGCGTGCTCCGGGTCACCGATGATCTCGGGGTTGTGCTGGTCCGGGGTGCCGTCGGCGCGCAGGCTCAGCATCTGCACGCGGTCGTGGTCGCCCTGGTGCGGTACCGCGGTGTTGCCCTCGGCACCCTTGGTGTCGGCCGGCTTGGTGCCCGCCTTGGTGTCCTGCTTGGCGTCGTCCGCCATGTCCTGACTCCCTGTCAGTAGTCGGCCGCGTCCACGGCCTGGGTGATGCGCCGCATGGCTTCCGCCGCCGACGCCTGGTCGGTGCCGATGCCGGGTACGTCGAACGTGCCACCACTGACCGTGGTGAACGTAACGCTGCCGTCGTTGTTCGCCACCCACTGGCGCACCTGGTCGAGATTGGTCCCGACCAGGCCGCCACTGCTCTGCAGCCAGGGCATCAGGCGGACGCCGTCATCTGGAACACCTTGGCGGCGCTCGCGTTCTGGAGCGTGCCGTCCGAACGCTGGAACGCGAAGAACCCGACCTGCAGGAAGTCCGCGTAACGCTCGGTCAGCCGCATGACGGCCAAGTCGGACACGTCGCGGATGACGTACGCCGCGTTGATGTCGCCGAACAGGATGGCCTTGGCGTTGACCGCCGGGGTGGCCATGTAGTTGTTCAGCGCCACCGGGTAGCCCAGCAGCAGGTCCGGGGTACCGACCTGGAGCGACGGCTCCCACAGCGGCCGGCTCTGGGTGTCCTTGAGCTTCCGGATCACCTTCCGGGTGGCCTGGTTCATCATGAACCGGCTGTTGCTGTTGATGTACGACGGGTCGATGGAGTCCACCAGGTCCACCAGGTTGTCGTACGACACGCTGGACGTGGCGAACGAACCGGTGCCGGTGACACCGACGGTGGCCGACGTGATGATGCCGTCCGGCTGGGCGGTGCCGGTGCCGACGGTGAAGTGCCGGTTCTGGATGCGGCCGATGCGTGCACCGAGGGCCCGCGGCAGCCAGGCGTTCAGGTTGAACGCGTTGTCGTTGAGCAGCTGGAAGGACACCCGCACCAGCTTGCTGGTGTACATGTACGCGTCCAGGCTGGCCTGGCCGAACGTCACGTCCTGCTCGGTGATCTGGGTGTTCTCACCGAGGATGGCGCCTTCCTGGCCCGTGTCGTCCACGGTCGGCCACGGGAGGTTGGCGCCGGAGTCGGTGGTGATCACCTCGGCGTACTGGCGCATGGCGGCGACAAACGTCACCTGCTCGATGAGCGCGTTCCGGAACTCCGGCGGCACCAGGTAGCCACCGGCCGAACCGGTACCCACGCCCTGGGCGTTCTTGATCTCGGTCATCCCACCCTGCAGCGCCCGGGTCTGCTCCCCGGTCAGCGGCTGGTTACGGATGTAGGCGTTGAACGCCTCGGCGTACGCCAGCGCCCGCGGGTGCTCCGGGTCGTCACCACCGATGGCGGCCGGCGGCGTGACGCCCGTGCGGTCCACCCGGGTCAGCGCCTCGGCGCGCTGGGTGTGCCTGGCGTCCCGTTCGATCTGCGCCGTCAGGCGCTCGTACTCGGCGTCCAGCTGGTCCCACGCCGTGGCGTTCTCCACGGTCATGAGGCCGTCCTGCCGGGGGCGGCTCTCGATCTCCTGGAGCTGCGACCAGACGTTGGCCCGCCGATCCAGCAGGGTCTGTGTGTCCGTCATTTCACGTCCTTTCGTCTGACGGATCCGGTTACTGCGGGCCACGCTGTGCAGGTGCAGCGGCGTGGAGTTCCTGGGCACGGCGGCGCGACTTCATACGCCGATCCAGGTCCGCCTGGAGTTCCGTGCTGATGGTAACGCTCTGTGGCGTCTCCGTGGTGGATGCCGCGGGCAACGGAGCCGGCGGCGGGGCGTCGGTACGGCCGGTGTGCTGAAACAGCGTGGCGGTGTCGAACGCCATCCGGGCCGCCGGCTCGCCGTCGCCGTCCTCGGTGTCGTCGCTGCCGGTGTTCACCGAATCCGCCAGGCCGAGCTCCACGGCTTCCTCGGCGGTGAACCAGGACTCGGCCAGCATGTAGTCACGCCAGTCACCGACGCTGCCGCCGGCCTTGGCCTTGTACACCGAGGCGATGTCGTTGGACGTGCGGTCCAGGAGATCGGCGTACTGCCGCATGTCGGCGGCGTTGCCGATGGCCAGTCCCCACGCGTCATGGATCATCAGCTCGGTGTTGCCGCCCATGATCGTCTCGTCCGCCGACACCGCCAGGAAGGACGCCGCCGACGCGGCCAGCCCGTCCACACGGGCGGTGATCCGGGCCGAGTGGTCGCGGAGCAGGTTCATGATGGCCACGGCCTCGAACACCTCACCGCCGGGACTGTTGATGCGCACCGTCAGGTCGGTGGTGCCGGACGGCAGCGCGGTCAGGGCCTGCGCCACCTCGGCGGCGCTGATGCCCCAGATGCCGCCCCACGAATCAATCGGGCCGTACAGGTAGAGCGTGGCCTCGGTGGACTCGGTGCTGGACACCTCGGCGCGCACGACGGCGTGCCTGTCGGTGTTGGGGTTCGGCGGGGTGCGGCCCCAGAACCGGTAGAGGGGTCCCTTGTTACGCATCGACGGTCTCCTGTTCCGCGGGGGCCGGCAGTTGTGCCGGGGCGGGCTTGCTGTTGGTGGGGTCCACGGTGTTGTCGTCGCCCTGGCCGAGCAGCCCCATGTTCAGCGGCCGGTAACGAACGTCGCCACCCTCCACCGGAGCCATGTCCTCGAGCTCGCGGATGTCGTTGGTGGACAGCACACCGATGTTCCAGAGCTTGGTGTAGAACTCGGCGCGGTCCTTGGGGGCTCCCCGCAACAGCCCGTTCAGGTTGTACTTGGCCTCCACCGTGTTAGGCGTGAGGATGCGCGAGACGGCCTGTTCGGTGCGGATCAGCCAGCGCCGGAGCGTGAAGATGACGAACCCCAGCGTCTGCTCCTCGATGCCGGTTCCCCAGCTGGTGGAGCCCTCCACGTCCATCAGCATGTGCGGCGGGACCCCGAACATGCGGGCGATCTCGCGCACCTGGAACACCCGGGACTCCAGGAACTGGGCGTCCTCCGGCGGGATGGTGAGCTGGTGGAACTTGACGCCGGAGTCCAGCACCACAGCCTCATGGGCGTGCTGCAGCCCTTGTACCTTGGACCGCCAGCGGGCTTGCAGCGCGTCGGCCTGTTCGGGACGCATCCGCTGTTCGGTCTGGAGCACGCCGGAGGCCAGCGACCCGGAGCCGAACAGCCGGGCGGCGTACTCCTCGGCGGCCAGTGCCAGGCCGATGCCCTGGGCGGCAATGCGGATCGGGGACAGCCCGCAGATACCGTCGTACCCGAACGCCGGCAGGTGCAGGATCTTGCCCTCACTGCCCATGTACGTCAGGCCGCCGGCATCCTCGCCGCCGTCCACGGCGTACACCTTCTCGCCGGTGTTGGAGGTGCGGCCCACCTTGACCCGGCTGGGGTGGATGGGCCAGAGCTCGGTGATCACGCCGAGGGCGTTGCGCAGCATCAGGATGTAGGCGTTGCCCCAGAGCAGCCGGTGGGCGTGGACGATCTCCCAAAAGTCGTACGGCACCAGGTCGGGGTGCGGGTTGGCCAGCAGCGCCGCGGCGGTCCCGGTGGTGAGGATCGTGCGGCTGCGGTCGCCTTTCTTGAAGGCGTGCAGCGGGAGGCTGGCGCAGGTGCCGGCGATCAGGTTCACCGACTGCCACACCGCCGGCATGGCCAGGCTGGACTTTTCGGTCACTGAGACACCGGCCGCGGTGGGCTTGATGCCCAGCCACTCCAGGATGGAGGTGGACGAAATGGGGACGGCGGGGTTTTCGAGCGATGCCCGGGGGGCCAGTACGGGCCCCAGGATGCTCACGCAGCGCTCCGGATCTCCGGGCCGTTACCGCCGACCGTGTGCTGTCCCTTGGCCTGGGCGGCGGCCTCGCGCGCGGCGGCCAGCGCCATCAGGCCGAGGCCCAGGCTGACGCCCTCCACCGCAACGGCCAGCAGGCCGAGGCCGACGCTGACAACGAACCCGGCGCCGACGCCGGCCAGCAGGCCGATGGCCAGCAGGTACACACCCACCAGCTCCATCACGTTCAGTCCCCGCATCGTCGCATCCCCTCTAGAAGATGTTCGGCCCGCCGCCGTCACCCTCGGTGTACAGCCGGTGTAACGCAAGAGTAGCGGCCCACAGCGCAGAAATGTTGCTCAAGTCGGTTCGTTCCCACATCAGCGAGTCGCCGTACTTACGTAGCGTGGCACTTGCTTGCGCATCGTGCAAAGCCTGCTGGCCGAGGTGCCAGAACGTTCCGTCACGTACCGCATCGCGCCAGTGACCCACCGCCTGGGCGCTCTCCTGCGCGGTGATGGCCTTCACTGTGAACTCCGGCCAGGCGTTCGCGCCGCGGGCGTTGAGGGGTTTGATCAGCGACCCGGCCGGGCCGCCGGCCTGAATGCCGAGCTCCAGCAGGTCCGCCTTGCCGACCAGCCCGGTATCCCCGTCGCTGCCCTCGATGCCGGCGATGAAGTCGCACACCTGCTCGGTGGACTTGCCGGCCAGGGTGTGCAGCATCACGGCCGGGCGTGTCTCGTGTGTCGCCGGGTCCTCGGCAATCCACGCCACGGCGATGGTGTGCTCGGTGCGGTCCGGCGGCATGTCCACCACGATGGCCACTTGGTCGTACGCGCCCGGCGCCATCAGCCTGTCGTTGGCCAGGCTGTCCAGGCACTCGAGGTCCACACCGCTGGCGGCCTCGATGCCCGGCGGCTCCTCATCCCAGCCCAGGCGCTCCCGGCCGTACTCGCGCGGGATGGACGCCATGGCCTTGCGTTCGTCCAGGACGTACTGCACCGAGATCCGGCGGCCCAGCGTGTGGTTGGCCTCCCGGATGAACTCCAGGTTGTCCAGCGCGCAGTTGGGCGCGGTCAGGGTGTGCGGGCAGTCCA